CTATCTACGGAGTTCCTGTATTCGAGGCTTCTTGGGTAACTGATGATAAAGTTTTAATCTTTGATAGAGACTACTTAGAAAGAGTTGAAGTTGAAGGATTAAATGTTACTTTCTCTTACGAGTCAGGTGATAATTTTATTAAAAATCTCGTAACTGCCAGAATCGAATGTTACGAAGCGATAAATTTAATGTTGCCTACAAGTGCGATTTACGCAGATTTAGGGAATGTTTAATTCATATTTGCTATAAGCAACTAATTAAAATAAGAAGGGGTAGGTACTTAATTGTATCTACCTTTTTTTATTATATTTGCTTTATGATTGGTATCTACAAAATAACATCTCCAAGCGGTAAAATTTATATAGGGCAGTCTATTAATTTAGAAAGAAGATTAGCCAGGTATAAAAGTAATTTAAATGCTTCTAAAGGTCAAATAAGGCTTAATCGTTCTTTTGTTAAATATGGAGTAGAAAATCATTTATTTGAAATAGTTTTAGAATGTTTAGTAGAAGAATTAAATACTAAAGAAAGATATTACCAAGATTTATTTAATTGTATTGAAAAAGGCTTAAACCTACGATATACTAAAACAAATGATAAATCAGGTAAAATGAGTGCTGAAAGTATTGCTAAAATGGTGTATTACAAAAAGAATATAACACCTGAACACAGAGAAAAATTAAGAGAAATAGGTAGAAATAAAGAAGTATTACCTACTATGTTAGGGAAAAGCCATTCAGAAGAAACAAAGAAAAAAATGTCTGATTCTGCTAAAGGTAAAGTTTTAACAAAAAAACATAAAGATAATATAAGTAATTCTAAATTAGGAACAATCGTTTCTGATGAAACTAAAGCCAAAAAATCAAAGCCAGTATTACAATATGATTTACACGGCAATTTTATAGCTAAATATTTTGGAATAAAAGAAGCTGCTCGAAAGGTTGGAATGTCTGATAGTTTAATTGGAGATGTATGTAGGGGCAAGTGTAAACAAGGCAGAGGATTTATTTGGAAATATGAAAATTGCTAAAATTATTAGTAACTTTGTATAATGTATAAATGCAAGGTTGACATATCTTATCAAGGCAAAAAGTATTATAGGAATAACCTATACGACCTTGTTTTAAGCGATAAGATGAAAGAATTTATAAAGGTTGGCTACTTTACCGAAATAATCAAAGATGGCGTTACAAAAGAGTTTAAGGGCAAAATAAAGAAGAAATAATATGGCTAATGTTAAAATATCAGAATTAAATCCATTATTAACGGTACAAGATGCGGATGTATTACCGATAGTGGATAACGGTGTTACCAAAAAGGTAACTGCTGCGATTCTACAAAGTTACACTCAAGGTAATTCAGTTTTATTGACTGGAGCGCAAACTATCGCTGGGATTAAAACTTTTACTTCTCAATTAGCATCTTCGGTTGCTACCGGTACTGCTCCTTTTTCGGTTGCTTCAACTACGAAAGTAACTAATCTTAATGCTGACTTATTAGATGGTTTATCTTCTGCTGACTTCCAGGCTACTTTAAGTGGTACAGGAATTGTTAAATCAACTTCAGGTACTATTTCATATTTAACAGATAATTCAAGTAATTGGAATACGGCTTACAACGATAAAATCAATTCTGCTGCGGTAACAGGTAGTGGTACAAATACTTTAACCTTAACTCAACAAGATGCGGGAACAATTACTGCTACTTGGGTTAACGGAACTTTAATAAGAGAAATAAGAAATAACACAGGTGCAACTTTAACAAAAGGAACAATTGTTTACATTAGTGGTGCAACAGGTAATAAGCCAACGGTATCTAAAGCTATTGCAACAGGGGATTCTACTTCTGCGCAGACTTTTGGATTTATTCAAGAGGATATTGCTAATAACGCTAACGGATATGTGGTTGTTGTTGGGGATTTAACAGGTGTAGATACTTCTGCATTTAACGAAGGAGACCAATTATATTTATCTTCTACAACTGCGGGTGATTTCACTTCTACTAAACAATACGCTCCTGCGCATTTAGTTTATGTGGGTATCGTTACTCGTTCACATCCAACTTTAGGTCAGATTGAAGTAAACATTCAAAACGGCTACGAAATGGATGAGTTGCATAATGTTTCTGCTCAAAATCCTTCTAATGGCGATATATTACAATTTGTAACATCAACAGGTTTATGGACTAAAGTAGCAGGAACTACAACTAATATTTCAGAGGGTACTAATTTATATTATACTGCTGCTCGTTTTAATTCTGCTTTTGCAGGGAAAACAACAACTGATTTAACTGAAGGCACTAACCTTTACTTTACAAACGCAAGAGCAAGAGGTGCTATTTCTTTAACTACAAGTGGGACTTCAGGTGCAGCAACTTACAATTCATCAACAGGAGTTTTAAATATTCCTAACTACGCTGATACCGATACAGGTATAACTTCTTTAAACGGATTAACTGCTTTAAGTCAAACATTTGCAGTAGGAACAAGTGGAACTGATTTTGCTATTTCTTCTGATACTTCTACGCATACTTTTAACTTACCTACGGCTTCGGCAACAAATAGAGGTGCTTTATCTTCTGCTGATTGGACAACTTTTAATAATAAGCAAAATGCTTTAACAAATCCTATCACTGGAACTGGGACAACTAATTACTTACCAAAGTTTACTGGAACAAGTGCTTTAGGTAATTCAATTGTTAGTGATGATGGAACTCTTTTAAGCATTAATGGTAATTTAAATTTTAGCGGGAATAACTATTTTAAAATATTATTTGGTTCGGAATTGCTACTAAATAATTTTAAAGCCACATCATCAGATGGAGAAAATATATTTTTAGGTAGAGTTGCTGGTAACGAAACAATGGCAATAAGCACCATTAGTTCTGAGGCATCTTTTAATACAGGTATTGGAGTTTTATCTTTAAATAAATTAACAAGCGGTTGGTCTAATGTTGGGATTGGCTATCAATCTTTAACAGATAATACATCAGGAAAATATAATACTGCAACAGGGGTACATTCATTAGGAAGAACAACAACAGGTGATAGAAATGTAGCTTTTGGGCATTATGCAGGTTATGAAAATATAACAGGGCAACAAAATGTTTATATTGGAGCTTCAACAGGTAGGGCTAATACATCAGGTTCTTATAATACTTTAGGTGGTGTTGAAAGTGGTTATCTTGGGAATGGCGGAAATTATAATACAGCTTGGGGACATTCATCTTTAAAATATGCAAGTGGAAGTTATAATAGTTCATTTGGCGTAAGTTCATTAGGTTCATTAACAACAGGTCAAGAAAATGCTACTTTTGGATTAGAAAGTTTTAGAAATGCAACAACAGGAAGTAAAAATACTGCGATAGGTGCAAATAGTGGTCAAAATAATAATGGGGATAGAAATATTTTTATAGGTTATGAAAGTGGTTATTACGAAACAGGTAGTAATAAATTATTTATAGATAATCAAAATAGAAGTTCAGAATCTATTGCAAGAAATAGCGCATTAATTTATGGAGTATTTAATTCTTCCGTATCTTCTCAAAGATTAAATATTAATGGCGAATTACAAATAAATAATGGGACTGCAAATCAAAACACTAAAATCTTTGGCAATAAAGTTGGAATGTCAAGAACATCTGATGGTGCTGAAGTTGTTTATTTCTCTAAAAATACCGATTTAGGTGCTGAAGGAACTGCAAATATAAATGGATATAATGGTATTCAATTTAGAACGCAAGATGCTGAAACTGTTAAGTTAACTATTGCAGAAAGTGGTGCTGCAACTTTTTCTTCTTCGGTAACTACGGGAGCAGATGCAACAATCAACGGAGTGAAAGTTGGTAGAGGTGCAGGAAATATTGCAAGTAACACCGCAGTTGGTTTTGAGGCAGGTTTTAGCAATACAAGCGGAACGGGTATAACAGCAACAGGCTATCAAGCGTTAAAAAATTGCACGGGAAATAATAACACTGCTTTTGGAAATCAAGCGGGACAAAATATAACTTCGGCACAAGGCAATACAGGGGTTGGTTCGAGTGCTATAAGAAATACATCAACGGGTGGTTTTAATGTGGCAGTTGGAATAAATGCATTATCAGCAAATACAACAGGTGGAAACAACACTGCGGTCGGAAATAGTGCTTTAAGTTTATTAAATGGTAGCTTTAACTCTGCACTTGGCGCAGGGACACAACACGGTGGCTTTAGTTCATCTGTTATTTTAGGTGCTGAAGCTGTTGCAACAGCTTCAAATCAATTTGTCGTAGGTGCATCGGGAAGGAATGCAGGAACAGTAGCAACAGAAGTAAATGTTTCATCAAAAGTTTGGAATGTAATTATTAATGGAGTAGCACAAAAAATCTTATTAGCATAAATTATTATCTTTGAATATGAACAACGAAACAATATACGGCATATTAGGACAAGGTCTTGATATGGCAACACAAAAAGGAGTATTTAATTTAAGTGATGCTAAAACAATAGCTGATGCTCTTATTCAATTAAAAGAAGTATTAAATTTAACAGAAAAAAAAGATGATTCAATTAAAGCCGAGTAGTGTAGGTGTTTTAGGCACTATTACTCAAATTGATGTATTAGTATTACCTTTTGATCTACAAGCGGTTACTTGCTCAACTTATTATAAGTTATGTGATGCCGAAGGAAATCTATTAGCTGAAGGTAATTTAAGTTTAACAGAGGAGCAATTTGCAAATTGGGGAACTGACAATAGTTATGTTTCTGATATTGTAATTAACGAATTAGGTTTAGAAAAAGCAGAATAATGATTAACTCAGAATTTCAGGTGGAGGTCGTTACAGACCTTTCAGTAGAGCCAGTTACCTTGCAAGAGGCTAAAGATTATATGCGTATTTCTTCGGATTCGGAGAACGATTTAATCGAAGAACTAATAACTTCAGCAAGGGAGCGAGTAGAGAAGTTTACAGGGTTATCTTTAGGTCAAAAGACTTTAAAGGCTTACTGGTTGTATTTTCACACACCTGCGGAGATTCCTTACGGCCCAATTACCTTAATAAACTCGGTAGTTGATGACAACGATGTAGAGTTACAATATACTGCACGAGGATTGCAATATAAAGTCTTAGACGCTTATTCTACACAAGGGGTACTAATAGAGTACGAAGCAGGGTTTGCAGTTGCTCCTAAGGGCTTAAAATTAGCCATATTAAAACAAGTATCTACTGACTACGAAAACCGAGAAAACTATGTAGTAGGAGAAATGGCTTTTGAATTAAGTTCAGATGCAAGAAGACAAGCTATGCCATATTGTAGAAACACTATATTCGGAATTTAATGAGAGCAGGTAACTTAAGGAATCAAATATCTATTCAGACTTTACAAACAGGTTCAGATGGCACAGGTGGTGCAACTGGAATGTATGTAGATGCTACGGTAGTATGGGCAAAGGTAAGAGCAAAGCAAGGCTTTAGAAATCTCGAAGATGGTAAAATATCTTTGGATAATATCTACGAGTTTACAATTCGTTACGATGACTATCCTAATATTTCACAATTAAATAAGATTGTTTACAATAATGGCGAATATGTTATTAAAGCATTCCAGGTAATTGATGAAAGAAAGAAGGAAATCGTTATAATGACTACTTTAGGAAGGTTGATTGACCCTACTGCGTTCTTAATTACCGAGTTTTACGAGTTCTTAATGACTGAAGATAACGAGTTTATTGTAGTATAATGAAATTAAAAGGTACTTCACAAGTATTAAATCGTTTAAAAAGAGTTTCTAAAGAAGCAGAATTAGCTACTAAATCGGCGGTTGTTAGAAATACTGACCAAATGTTTTCAGAGGCTTTAAGCGCAGTTCCTGTTTTAGATGGATATTTAAGAGGCTCAGGCAATAGTAGTTACCAAGATAATCAATTAACTGGTGTTGTTTCATTTGGCGGTCAGGCTGCTCCATATGCTCCTTATGTAGAATTTGGTACAGGTAGTGGAGTAAATATTCCTGAAGGCTTTAGTGCTTTTGCTATGCAGTTTTATGTTAATGGTAAAGGAACTATGAAGGCTCAGCCATATCTTATTCCAGCTTATATTAAATACAAGAAAGTATTTTTAAGAGATATGAGAAAAATTGCTAAGAATATTAGTAAATAAATCGTAAATTTGTGGAATGAAAGATGTCGGAGAATTAATTAGGAAGAAACTCTATGAAAGACTAAGCGGTGCAATCGTTATAGACTTACAAGAAGTTCCAGTATATGATTCTGCGAGTGTTTTAGCTACTGCGATTGAGCCATATATTTTACTTTCTACTTTTACTTCTACGGAATTATTAGAGGGCAGTAAACAAGCATACGGTCAAGAAGTGAGCGTTTTAATTGAGGTGGGAACAAGGTTTGACAACTCTTTTGGTGGTAAATTACTATCAGATAGAATATCAAACGAAGTAATGGAATTAGTAAGAACAAGGCAGGATGGGTATTTAGATTTATCTCCTGATTGGTATGTAATTAGAACGCTAATGGAAAGCACAAATACACTTGAGCAACTGATAGATACAGGGGTTTTAGTGAGAAGATTAATAAGATTTACATTTAAAATACAACAAGGATGAGCGTATTAAACGGTTCGGATATTTTACTTTACGATGCGGATTCAAACTTTCCGTTGATGTGTCAAACAAATGTAACTATTACATTAAACGATGCTATGATAGATGCTACTTGCAAACAAGCTGGTGGCTATTCGGTATCTTTGCCAGGCTTAAGGGAGTTTGCTTTTACGGCTGATGCTTTAGTAAACTTTGATGAGGGGGCTTCTGACTTGGGTATTACTACTTTATTTAATGCTTACGATACAAGAACACCAATTAACATACTAATATCTAATCCTGTTTTAGCACAAGCATATTACACAGGTTTAGCTTATGTAGAAAGCATTGAAGTAAACGCTCCAATGGAAGATGTGGTATCTTATACGGTATCATTCACAGGAACTTATACAATAACAGATTAATTAACTTTAAAATAAAATAATATGGCAGTTTACAACGGCACAGCGCAAATCTTAAAAATGGATGGAACGCAATTAGCAGAATTAACCAACGTTACTATGTCTATGAATCAGGATGTATTCGAAACAACTTCTAAGGAATCAGCAGGTTGGAAAGAAGTAATGCCAGGTTTAAGAGATATTACTTACACAGCAGAAGGTCTTGCAGATTTTCAAGCTACAAATAAAGACTTAGCAGATATTTTTACTGCATACAATTCAAGAGCGTTAGTTGCTATCGTTTGGACTGATATGGTTACAGGTGATAAATCAGTTTCTCAAAGTGCTTATATTACTTCTTGCGAAGTTTCAGCACCTATGGAAGATGTAACTACTTACTCAATTGAGTTTGCAGGAACAGGCGCACCTACATTTGCAACAATAGCATAAATTAAACAAAACAAACTATGAACGGAATACTTGAACTTACTCTTAACGGAGAAGTAAAGCAATTGAAGTTTTCTAACTATGCGTTAGAAACTTATACAAAGATAAGTGGTAGTGATATAGGTAATATTAAAGAAATAGGAGAAGATTATAGTCAGTTACAAATGGTAGCTGATTTAGTCTTTTCAGGTTTGACTGGATATTACAGAGGTAAAAGTTTGATTATAGACTTCACTTATGAAGATGTAGTTGAATGGGTAGATGACTTAAGCTATGAAGGGCAATTACAAGTTATTAAGTGCTTTACTGAAAGTTGTTTGAAGATAACGCAAGAAATGATAAAAGCATTTAAGGCAATGTCTACTGAGCAACAAGGAGAAAAAAAAAAGTAACTTGGGATGACATCTTGGATTGTGCGGTGATGGACTTGGGTTTGTTACCGCATATTTTTTGGGATATGACTTTTGTGGATTATTATAGATACTTTATTTATAAAAGAAAGCAAGATGCTAATGAGTGGGATAGAACAAGAACTTTAATGTCTTATGTTTTAAATACACAGGTAGAGAAAAAGCATCAAAAGAAACCCAAAGAAATATTACCATTATGGACTGATATTTTAAGTAGGTTGAACAAGAAAATTACCATTACTACTCAAAAAGATAAAGAAGCGATTTTGGAAAAATTAAAGCCGAAAGAAAATGGTAAATGAAAAATTAATAGTTGAATTAAGTGCGGATATAAAAGGTTTAAAAAGCCAATTAAGTATTGCACAATCTGATTTAAAATCATTTGCTTCTGCAAATAAGCAGACAAGCGATAGTATCCAAAATTCTTTTACAGGTGCTACGGATGGGATTAAAAATCTTGTTTTAGGCTATTTAAGTTTAAATGCTGCCGTTCAAGCATTAGGTGCTTCTTTTGATAGGGCTTTAAAATTAGATGCTATTAATTCAGCTTTAACTGCGGTTTTAGGTTCTTCTGAAGCAGCAGCAGCACAATTCCAACAACTATCACAATTTGCGGACCAATATGGTCTAAATCTTGTTGCAGTAGGCGAGGCTTATAAAAACTTTGCGGCAGCAGCAGTTTCTGCTAATGTACCTTTAGAACAAACAAATTATATATTTGAATCAGTAGCTAAAGCAGCATCTGTTCTTAAGTTATCTAACGATGATTTAAGAGGGTCTTTAAATGCTTTAAGTCAAATGATTTCAAAAGGAACGGTATCTGCTGAAGAATTAAGAGGTCAGTTAGGAGAGCGTTTACCTGGTGCATTCAACTTGGCTGCTAAAGCAATGGGTGTTACTACTGCTCAATTAGGTAAGATGCTTGAGAATGGCGAGATTATGGCAGGAGATTTATTGCCTAAATTAGCTTTAGAATTAAATAAAACATTTGGAGATAAAATTGTAGGTAGTGTTGATTCATTACAAGCAAGTATAAATAGATTAGATAATAGCTTTACTAATGCCGTTAATAATGGTAAAATAGGCGAGTTCTTTAAAATATTTGTTGATGGTGCTAATAATGCTTTAAAAATAATTGAAAGTGATTCTTGGGGCGAGTTTTTTGATAGATTAGGTAATGCTATAAATCCAAATGTTCCTAATTATATTGATACGGTTTACGAATCAGTAAAAAAATTAAACCAAGAAACCAAAAAAACCAATGTTGATGTATTAAAATCATTTGGTACTCCTGCTGCGCCTAAAACTACTGCAACAAAAAGACCAAAACCAGGCGAAGGTTCATTAAGTGGTATGGCAGATTTGACTACTGCAAAAGCTGAATTAGCTGCTCAAGGGTTAGCTGATTGGAATGCTGAAGTAGAAATGTTAACTGCTAATGTTAATACTCTTAAAGAGTCTTATAATGGTTTATGGACTGACCCAGCAATGGAAGCCTATATTGCAAATATGCAAACTATTGTAGGTTTATTGGCTGATACTTTAACTACTGCTTTTAATAGTGCTTTAGATAGCGGACAAAACTTGTTTCAGGCTTTAGGTCAAGCATTATTACAATTGATTAAAAAATTAATTATTGCTGCTGCGGTTGCTGCTTTATTAAGTGTTTTATTAGGTGGATTTGGTGTTGCATCTTCAATAGCAGGATTTGCACCAATATTCAAACAATTATCAGGGCTTGATTTTAGTCAAGGTAGCGCAACAGGTTCAATGGTAGCAACTCCAACAAATACGGTAGGTCAAGGCAGTTACCAAATAGATATAATGGGCGATAAAATGAGATTATTATTAAATAACGAAGCAATTAAAAATTCGAGGGTGGTATAATGTTTTATAATCATATTTATAATTTACAATTCAAAGGGTTAGACCAGGTTGGTACTAATTTATATTATAAAGTAAAGTTTGAAAAGTACGAAGCAACTTCAATTGTTTACGATGTAATAGAGTTAATCCCAGCACAAGATAGTGCGTTTGTTTTAAATTATAAAGCTACTAAAGACAATATCTTTGCTCCTATTCGTGCTTCTTATGCCGATATTAAATGTTTCATTCCTTATAATTCTCAAGTTCAGCCTTCTGATTTTTTCTTTGATGCTGATGAATATTCATTAAAAGTAAGTTTTTACGAAACCAATGGTACTACTGAAACTTTAAAGTGGGTAGGATTTGTTTTGCCTGATGTTATTCAATATGAATGGCAAGAGCAATATTATATTCAATTAACGGCTACGGATAACCTTGCGGTGTTAAAGAATGTAAAATATACAAGAGAGGATTATTATGCTTTATACGATGATACAAATGTAGATACTGGTATTAGTATTAGTGATTTTGTATGTAGATTATTAAAGAAAACAAATAGTGATTTAGATGTAGCTTTTTATAGCCAATTTTTAATAGATAGCACTCTTTATAATCTTTCAAATTTAAAACTATCGGAATATTCTTCTGTTAATTGGTCTAATTTTGAGCCAAAGGATTGCTATTTTCTTTTAACTTCATTAATGGAATCTTTAGGTTGCGTATTATATCAATCAAATAAGGATGCTACTTGGTATGTAGTTGGCATTAATGATTTAGCGGTAAATGATTTAATTACAAATGGTGATTTTGCTATTAGTGGAACTTTACCTGATACTTTTGAGTACTGGTTTGCTGATGGTAATGTTAGAACAAGTGAAACAGGTGGTTTAAATGGTGGTCAATGTGTTAAAATATTTGGAGATAATGCTTCATATATTAGTCAGGCTTTACAATTCCAAGCTGCTGAATATATTGTTGGATTTTGGGCAAAAAGTGATGGTAATATTCCTGCTGCAACAATTAGAGTTTTAATTGATGGAATGGAGCAATATAATACGCTTCTTACTGATGATTGGACTTATTATGAATTTATATACACTTCAGGTGGTGCTGGGTTATTTGATATAGCTTTTTATAACGATAATGCAGATGATATTGGATATTTATTTTTAGATGATGTATCAGTTAAAAAACAATTTCAAAATGGTTTAAAATATGATATTAATGGTACTTATATAACTGTATATAATTTTGATTTTTATTCTACTATCGGCAACAATAAGAATGTTATTTGGTCAGATGTAAATCAAATGGTTACTTTAAATAAAAGATTAACTAATGTTCAGTTTAAATATCCATATTACGAAAGAAACTTATTAAACAACTTTGGATTTTTTAAGGATTATGCAAGTGTTTCTACCGTTCCTACTAACTGGGCTCAAGTTTATAGTTTAGCATCTTTACCTTTTTCTAATGCTACTGGTGCTGATAGACCATTTGATGAAAGAATTTTATCAGTAATTGGTAATGTCGAAAAAATAATACCTCCTAATCCTTCAGTTGGATTATATAATTTATTTAGGATTTCAAATGCTGATACTTTTATTAATTATTTTGCAGTTAAAGTAGAGTGCGATTTATTTTTTGATGGTGCTCATACTGATGGAGATAGTATAATGTTAGCTTTTGCTAAATCACTTGATGGAGACCCTAATACTGGAAGCACAAGATATTTAAATACTGATGGAGTTTTTGGAAATGAACCTGCAAGTCCAATATGGAATGGGGGTCTTTATATGTCTGTCCCTATGGGAGTTAAACAAAAATGGCAAAAATATAAATGCTATTCTAAATTTGATAGAAATTCTTTAGATACAGGGTATGTAATGAATAACTACGGTACTTTTATTTTAAGGCATCAAAGAAGTAGTAATTATACAAGCGTACATCAAACTTATGTAGATAACATTAAAATAAGTATTATACCTAAAGAATATCAAAATACAAAAGGATTTATTTATAATGCTACAAATGTTCCTAATGATTCTACTTTAACAAAGCCATTTACTAATACTTATAAGATAGAAAAAGGTCAGTATCACGGTGGGATAACTGATATTTATGAATCACAAGTAATTGAGGATTTTATAGGTTATGAAGTAGGTGAGTTTAATTTAATTCAAAGTTCAACTAAATGGTTAAGAACTTGGGAAATTGATACTTATTCAAATCCAGCAAGACCATTACAAGAATGTATTACTCGTTCAATATTATCTTTTTATCAAGCTACCTGGCAGAAATTTACAGGGAATGTTTATGGTAAAAATATATCTTTTGGTCAAGTCTTTAATATCTCTTTAGCGCAAGGGTTACACTTTATGCACGAGGCATCTTTTGATTATGTATCAAATAAAACAAACATCACTACACACCAAAGCCAAACTGATAAATTAGAAACAAATTTTAGGTCTTGGAATACTACTGAAGATGATATGGGCGCAGGTCAAGGTCAGCCAGGTAGTACAACAAGTAACATTCAAGAAGGCGAGTAATGAGCGAACTTAAAGAAATTAACGACCAGCTAAAGGCTTTGTCGATAAATGTGGAAATGATTAGCCAAGCTATCACAGGCTCAAAGCTAAATAGAAATGGAATCCTTCAAAGATTAGAAACAATTGAGGAGGCATTAGAAGAAACTGAAACTAAAGTTCAAGAAGTCAGGGATTATAATACTGGCATAAATTGGGCTATTAGAATTGGTGCTTTTATATTAACTATCACAGGTATTAATTTTGTTAAGGAGTTCTTATGGCACAAATAAGCGAAGAAGGGTTAAAATTATTAGTCGAGTTTGAGGGGTTGAAGTTAGATGCTTACTTATGTCCTGCTGGAGTTTGGACTATTGGTATAGGTTCAACTAAATACGCTAACGGACAACCTGTAAAGAAAGGTGATAAAATAACTAAAGAGCAGGCTTATAAACTATTCTTAGATACTTCTGATAGTTACACTAACTGCATCAAAAGATATGTCATTAGAGAGCTTAAACAGAACGAATTTGATGCTTTATTCTGCCTTTGTTATAATATTGGTTGCGGAGCGTTTGCAAAATCATCTTTGGTTAAGTTTATTAACGGAGGTCAAACGATTGAAAAAATAAGAATAGGCTTTTTGATGTGGATTAAAGTAGCTGGAGTAGTGAGTAAAGGTTTAATGAGAAGAAGATTAAGGGAGTTTAATTTGTATGCGAAGATTAAATAATACACTTTCTACCATATTTGGAGCGATTGTAGCTATTGCTAACGCTTGGATTACTATTGATTGGGATAATTTTATTTGGTCTATTAATACAGGCTTTAAACTATTCCTTTCGGCTTTGATTGCTTTAGGAGGATATATGACTACAATTAATCATAAACGCTTGAATAAAAAATAGTTGCATTTACTAAAATAATTAGTAATTTCGAGAAACATTAAAACTATGTACAGACCAAGACTAACAGAGACTGAGTATAACCAATACCAGCTTAAAAAATTAACGGATAAAAAGACTTATAAGTTATTTGTATTTTCTGACCCTCACGGTTGGTTAGCTGACCTTAAATGCTTACGAGTAATCAATAACATCTTACAACACAATAAGTTTGATGAAGTTTGTATTAATGGCGATATAGTAGATTTACCTTTTGTTTCTAAGCATACGAATAAACTTTATATGGAGGGAATCCTTAAAGATTATAACGAAGTTGAGGAGTTTAGATATACTGAAGAACAAATCTTAAAACCTTTACGACTTTCAACTGATGCAAAGATTCGCATTCGTACCGGTAACCACGATGAGCGAGTAACAAAACCATTTTTATTATCAAAAGGTCAATTAGCAAGATTAGCTATTCTTTATAAACATTTTGAATCTACGAAGTTTGAGGAGATGCTGCACCTCGCGGAGAACGATATGATTTACGATCCAACGGATGTATTTACTTACTTTGATATTTTCGATATTACACACGGTTTATCTTTGACTAAGAATGCCAGCGAGAAGAATATTATCGAGTATTGGGGTTCAGGTTGCACAGGGCATACTCACAGATTAGGAATGAGATACATTCGTAATAGGCATAATATTAATGCTTGGTTTGAAGTGGGATGTACAAGGTTAATGGAAGCAGTCGAATATCTACCAACAGGAAAGATAGCGGATTGGTGTCAAGGATTTTTAGAAGTTACTTTTAAAATAGACGGCGACAAGGTTTTGTTCTTTGCGCAGCCACACGCAATAATAGATTACAAATGTGTTTATAACGGAGTATTATATGGAGAATAAAGAAGAAGAAATTTTCGATGTTACTGATGGTGAGATTTTAGAGGAACTAAAGTTTTTTGTCTATTTTCTTTTTGAATTAAAGGAGAAATCACTACTTTTATTTCCTTCTTATAAGACCTTAACACAGGCAAGATTAATTAAAATAATAAACACAAGATTAGATTTTTTAGACTATGACAACGAGGGAGAAATTGATAGCGAAGATTAACGAACTTTACTTAGAAATAGAAAGATTAAAAAAAGAACTTATAAAAGAAACCAAAAATGAAAACAATCGGAGAAATTAACCACCTTGAAAGCTGTGAATGTTCTGAAGTTTGTACTAATTGCAGCATAAAATATCAGTTAAAACCAATCGAACTAACAGGTTCAGATATTGCTGATATAGTTACAAAACCTAAATACTACAAAGTTGAAATCAAAGGAGTGCCTATTGATGTAATTGATATTGCAAACGCTTACAATTTATCCTTTATGAAAGGCAACGCTATTAAGTATATTTTAAGAGCAGGTAAAAAGGATGCTTTAGTGCAAGACTTAAAAAAGGCTATTGAATGCTTACAAAGGGAGGTCGATTATGAAAGCGGTAAGTAGGAATGTTACATTATTTTGGTTAAATTTGCGAAAGGAACTTAATGTTAGTTTAAATTATGGCAAAGAAATCAAAAGAAATAAAAGAATCCTTAAGCGAAGTAATAACCGAAATAGAGCAGGTAAACCCTTTGACTATTTCAGAGTGCTGCGCTAAGGAATACATATCTTCAGGTACTAAGGTTTATTGCTCAATGTGCAAGGCTGATTGCCGTTTAGAAAGACAAAAGAAACTAATTAAACTATGGACACCAAAAGGCTAATATTCTTATCGGTAGTAATTTTACTATCTTCTTGTAAATCAAAAAAGCTGGTTGAAACTACTAAAGTTGATTCTGTGGTTAACAAAATTGAGCAAGTCCAGATATTAACTGATTCAGGCAAGGTAGAAACAACCGAAGAAGTAATTTATGAATTTGATACGGTAGGAACACCACTTATCAGTCCTTCTCAAGCCATTAGAGGCGATTACAAGCTAAAACTAAAGTCTATTAAGGTAAAGAGGCACATCAAAGAATATAAAGCCTTAAAAAGCCTTAAAATCGACAAGGTAGAAAATAAAGCTATCAAGGTAGAAAAAACTGCTACTATTAAGGAATCTTATCCTTGTAAGAATGAAATCCTGCTATTATTAGGTGCAATCCTTGCTATTTACCTGATCCTAAAAAAACTTTAAAATTATTCTCTTTGATTATTAGCGAGTTATGATTTATTTATAGCTTTTTGTAAAATAATGTTTGCATATTAAAACTTAATTAAGATATTTGTTGAACCAAAACAAAACGATATGTTCAATTATCCTAAAGAGCAATCATTTGAGCAAGGCTTAAAAGATGCAATCAACAAGCTAACTAACCAGTTATCTGATGTACAAAAAGACCCTTATTTAACAAGGCAAGTACACACAAGAATCCAAGTATTTAAAAGAGCATTACAATTACTAAATGATATACCGCAAAGAACAAGCTAAAGAAATCAAATCACTAAACATAGGGGAGACTATGGAAGTGGATGAACGAGAAGGCAACCGAATCAGGTCTTTACTCAATTATTACAAGAAATACAACGGCAAGGCTTACACTTGCAAAGGTAGAGTTAATCACATTTTATTAATCACAAGAACCAAATGAAAAAGCTATTAAAACCAATTATTGAAGAAATTAATATTGTCGAAGTAGATGGTATTAACAAGTATTACACCGAATACACAGATGGGTTTATTATTTACAATCATAGATTTGAACATTTAGATTTAAAGAAGTGGGTAGTTGATAACTATGATATTTCACGAGGCGAAGTTAAAATAGAGATAGCACCAGCATCAATTGAACAAGCAGAGAATCCTATTTATTTCACTCAAGATGTGGATGACTTTATAGAAGAAAATTACGAGGAATTAATCCTTTCAATTTTAACGCAACCAGTATTGGCTTGTCAGTCTAATTTTGCTAACGCTTTGTATAACATTTGTAAACCAAGATAATGAGTATAATAACCGTACACAAATTTATAGCAAATCCACCGAAGGAAAGTAAGTTGGATAAGTTAATCAGGCTTTATCGCCAAACATTAGAAGATGGTAATTATTGTAAATCGGTACAGGCAATGTATCTTATTAATAAGCTGAAAGAAGCTGAGATTCAAAAGGTTACAAACGAATACGAACACCATTTAGCTAAACAAATAATTAAAAATAATTACTTGAATTTAATAAAATAAATAGTATCTTTAAAAACCAAAACAAGAAAATTATGTCATTATTAAAAATTCAATCGGAGCTAAAAGCGCCAAAAAATCAGTACAATTCTTTCGGGAAGTACAAGTATCGTTCTACGGAAGATATATTGGAAGCAGTCAAACCTTTATTATTAAAGTACGAATGTACGATGGTTATATCGGATTTAATCGAAGAAAAAGCAGGTATATTATTTTGCGAAAGTTACATTACATTTAAAGACAAAGATGGAAACGAATTTAACGCATCGGCTTCAGCAGGGATTGACCCAACACGCAAAGGTATGGACATTGCACAGAGTTTTGGTGCGAGTTCCAGTTATGCTCGGAAATATGCTCTTAATGGTTTATTCCTTATTGATGACACTAAAGATGCAGATGCTACGAATATTCACGATGCCGTTAAAATGGTTGCGGAGAAATTAGATAAGCCAACCTTAAAAGTAGGAACGGAATTATTTGATAAATGCAGAGCGGGTTACCTAAAGGATAACAAAAACCTAAAAGCTATTCAAGAGAGATATTCAATGAATGATGAAACCTTTGAAGCATTAACAAGATGAAGTACTTTAAAGCAAGACCATCCTCGTTAGGGAAACTAATGAGTAAGTCAAAGAAACCTGGTGAGTTATCACAAACTTGTATTACCTATCTTAAAAATTGGTATGCTGGAGATACTGAAGAACTTGATTCAAAGTATTTAACCAAAGGTATATTATTAGAAAACGAAGCTATCGAGTTTGCATCTAAAGTTTTATACGGTGGTATCAAAGCCTATAAGAATGAAGATATTTATTCAAACGAATGGTTAGTAGGAACTCCTGATGTTATATTAGAAAATTCAATTATTGACACCAAGTGTTGTTGGAATAGAAAAACATTACTTGATTCAGCTTTAGAATTAAATAAAGATTACGAATATCAATTGAGGGGTTATATGGCTTTGTGCAATAAAGAGTTTGCTACCTTATTTTATTATTTAGGCGATACTCCAGCAGCAGCAAATTATGGCACTAAAATAAGCTATTCACATTTAGAAGACTTTGAACGCTGGGTCTCTTACGAGTTTAAACGAGATGAATCTATTGAGCAAGAA